GGGCCTCCCAGAACCAGTGCTGGGTCGTGGCGCTAACGCTCCCCGTCAGGGGCGTGATGAACACATGCAGGCCCTGGCACTCTTGGTCCCACACCAGTTTCGGCAGGTACTGAGACAGGTCAATGTCTCGAAGCTCCTCCGCGATGGTGTCCCGCGTCAGTTCAATCGGCGGCTGGGTACGGCCATCAGAACGCGGCGACATCACCCAAACCCCGCCACGGCTGCCGAAGAAGTACATCAGGCCCTCCGGGCTCAGAGCCCAAGAGTTGCCGAACGCCATCCCGGTGACATCCGTGAAGTAGTCGATCTGGCCGATCTCGCTCAGGTCGCCCCGGTACTGCGTGATGCTGTGGTCGCCGCCAACCAGCAGGACATCGTCGTAGAACGGAGCCAGCGCGTTGACCACGTCCGGGTTGCGGGCTGTGTCTTGGTTTGCCCCGCCAAACGCTTTGGTGAGTTTGTCTACCTTGGGGAAGAAGTCCCAGTCGTAGGGATCGCCCACGGCGCTGGCGAAGATGGTGTTCGGCTCCTTGTCGGAGCGGCCCAGCACCATCCGGCCTCGGTAGAACGCAGCCAGTCGGCAGCCCTCGGGGATTTCGCCAGCGGTTTCGGCCTCCCACTTCTCAAAGGTGCCGCCGTCTTTGACCGGGTCGTAGGTCGTGTACAGCCCGTTGTCCACGAAGAACATCTGACCGTAAGCCGGGACCATCTGGGTGAACGCCGACCCACTGGCTTTGTTGACTGTGCCCACCGAGGTCCACACAGAGCCGTTCAAGCGGTAGGCGTCCGTGCCAGCGACCGCAAGGGTCATAACATTGCGGACATCCTGATTGCTGGCCGTCCGGTTGATTAGGGCAATCCGATGGCGCGTGTACAGGCTAGGTGTAGTAGTGCCGTCCGCCTTGACGTTGTCGTTGGCAGCCCACAGGTACTCCGGGCCGTCCACGCTCGTTGACGGGTACACATGCTCCAGCTCCGGCTTGACCGCCACAGCGCGAGCCGCGAAGTCCGTGCCCTCTTCGCCGTTCAGGTCAAACTGCCAGTTGGTGCCATAGCCGCTGGCTCCAGTGACTTTGGTGTTGATGACCTTGTCTGTGACATCGCTCTGGGCCTTACGGCTCAAGCGGTAGATGTGGTTCTGCTTGGTGCCGCTGCTCAGGTTGCCCCGGCTCGGCACATAGGCGTTGCCGTCAGCGTCCACCGCAAGGCGCACGTTGATATCGTCCGGGTCAGGCGTCCCCGCCGCGTAGTCTCCACCAAAGCACCACGCGCTGTTCTCCGGGTCGGAGGTCTTCAGGCCGTCAGATCCCGGGAACTGCTGGAAGATCACTCTGAAGCGCGTCGGCTCCGAGGACGTGATGTCCATCGCTGGACTGGAGTAGAAGTCCTGCGCGTAGATCCGCAGGACCCGCGTGCCCGTCGCGCCCTTAGGCGCAAAGATCGCGTACCCCGGCTCAGTCAAAACCGAGAAAGATCCTGTCCCCTGGACGGCGGCCATGACTTTCTCTTGGAAGCCGCCGCTGGTGGCGTCGTCAAACGTCGCGTCAAGGTCGGATCCGATGTTGACCTGAGTGCCCGTAGCTCCACTGGCAACAAACGTGATCGTGTTTGTCGTAGAGCCGTCACTAAACGCCAGCGTGTCGCTCGCCTGCGGGTTCTCGTAGAAATGGATCTCCGCGAATCCGTAGCGCCGAATCCTGGCAAACGGGCCAACATCTACGAGCTTGCGGCCAATGACGCCGAAGTCGTAGTCCAGCGCGCCGACAATCGGGTTGCCGCCGCTAGTGGGATAGCCTAAGTCCTTCGGGCCGTAGGTGTAGATAAGACCCTCTGTCTCCTCAACGCCCAGCGCGTACCCCATGCCAGCACCCGCGTAGGCCCACAGATGCTCGTTGTTCATAAGGCTTACCTTGGCGGTGATGCCCTGAGTCGAACTAAGAGCGTCGGTGATGCGAGTGCCCGTGACGGCGTCCGAGACAGTCGTGCCGCCTCCACTGGGCGGCGTCGTGTTGTACTGGTTGCCGCTGACCGTTCCAGCGCCGCCCGAAGTGCCCAGCACGCTAGAAGCCACGCCCCACTTGTGGGCCATGTAGGCTTCAACCTTCTCTACATCATCAAAGAAGCCGCCGCTGCCACGGTTCCCGTAGGATTGGTCGTGCGGGCTGCTCGCCGCGCTGCTGTCTCCGAAGTAGGTGATCGCCTCGCAGATCCAGCCGTCAAAGCTGGAAAAGCCGCCAAGCACTGCCGAGTTGACGACATCGCCCGTCCCGCCCGCAGGAAAGTCGCCCCAGACCTTGCTACCAAGGACATCGCGCGCCGGAGTCCTTTTGAAGTTCTGAGGCTGGAAGACGCCATAGCTCGGCCCCGTGCCCGTCAAGTCCTCACTGCTGTTGACGCGCAGGCGAATGCGGTACTCGCTAGAGGCAGTGTCGTACTCGCAGATGATTGAGATGAGGAAGACATTTTCGACCTCGGCACCAGAGATTGTGGGGGAGTGAACCTCAATCGCCCGCGTCTCCGTAGAACTATGCTCTTGCAGGACGGGCAGGCCGCTGACCGTGTCAATGTCTACATCGGTAGTCGTAGCATTGAACCCCACATACGGAGGCACCTTGTAGTAAGGCGTGTACAACGCGACCACGCCCGGTTCGGGGGTAAGGTCGGCGTTCCAAAGCTGAGTGTAGTTTTGATTGAGGACAGCGTTGTTGGCTGAGGTGTAGTCCTCGAAGTAAGGATACTCCGCCTCATCCGGGTGCCCTCCGGTGCTGTCAGGCCAGCCATTGCCGTGAAGAGTCAGGGCAATGTAGTTCGGGAACGGGTTGCTCTGCCAGTTGCCCGTGTTCGCCATGTTGAGCGCCCACAGAACCATCGGGTCTGTAGTGCGCGTGCGAACCAGCATCGTGGTTGCCCAAGTGTGCGTCAGCACCTGCGGGTAGAGGCCTTGGCTGCGGCTCAATGAGTCGCTGGTGCTGACTTTGTCACGATGCCACTCACCGATTCCGCCTACCTGCGGAGGCATAGCCCCACTGCCCCTGATGAGGTACGGGGTTGTGTCCCCTCCATCGCCAGACCCGACCGTAGGGTCAAACTTGTACGCCGGATGGATGATAAGCCCGTTCGGATCGAACTTGGGCAGTTGAGCGTTGCCGTGAACCTTGATGGAGTGCGAGCGCGGCGTCTGATCGGTGAACTCGTCAGACAGGCCAGAGGCAAGGCGGTACTCCTCGCGCCGGTCATACATACCGACTTGGGCCCCGGGGGCCGCCGCCGACTCTCCTTGGGCGTCGAGCCAGCAGTGCAGCCGCTCCTCGTAGTTCGTCAAATCCAGAGGCGTCCAGTCCGTCTCGCCTGCGCCGACGCCGTCCGTTAGGTCAAGGTCCGACCGCACATCCGAAGGAGCAGTCGCGTACACCAGCCCGCCCTTGCACACCGCGACTTGGCGCACCGGGTAGGTTAGGTCGTAAGTCGTATTGACGACCGGCTCGGTCCCGTCCAAGGATCCGATGGCGTAAGCAAAAGCCCGCTCAACATTTGACTGGTTGACCGCCACGAACAGAGTGCCCGCGCGGTAGTAGATGTCCGCGTACTCACCCTCGTCGGTCTCGAAGATCCAAGCCAGAGTCGCGGCGTCATCATCCTCCGTGACTTCGAGCTTGATGATTCGACCGCTCACGGCATCCGGCGACTTCAACGCCACATAGATGTTGCCGTCCGCGTCGATGGCGAATCGGTCCAGAGCGGTGAACGTCCCCAATGGCACCGCCTCCGCCCAGATCAGGACGCCGTCTGCGTTGCGCTTCTCAATGATCGCATCGCTCGTTAGCCAGTACGAGTTACCGCCCTCGTCCACCAGCACGTCAACCGTAGACGAGTCCGTCTCGTTCGGACCCTCCCAGTCAACCGAACGGGCCAACGAGTAGTTGAACGCTGGGCGATCGTAGACCAGCGATCGCACCGCCTTGACCGGGTCAGACGCTGTAGCGACCTGATCGTTGATTAGCTTCGACAGCCCAGGCCGCTGCCCACCCTGCATACGCTCCGTGCCCGCAGCATAGTTGCGGACATTCTTCGCATCCGATGTCGTAAGCTCGGGCTGGTCGCCCTGCGCGTTGTTATCGACGCGGCCCTTGAACGGCCATTGGATGCGCTTGCGTGCCATCTCAGGGGTTCGTCACTTGGACGTGGAACCGGGTATCCCAGTGCTGAGGGCCAGACTCGGCAGCGCCGTT